CCCATTGATATTTGAGATATCTGCGATACTCCAGAAGGCACAACCAGGGAAAGCCCCGAAGATGCAAACTGATTATTCATGCTCTGAAAGCTGGTGGTTGCGCTCAACCCTGCTTCCGTTCTTGTTACTACTATTGCCATATTATGCACGCACCTTAATGGGGCCCAAGGACGCCAAAACGGGTGATCCTCTTGATAATGATTTAACCGCAACCTTAGCAACCATGCTTCCTATGAGCGTTTTTATGATTGCTTGCTTATTGGATTGTACCGATTTTGATATAGTACTCAATCCAGCATTAAGATTACCTGCTAAAAATGATTGCATTGCAGAACCTGCATTCACTTGTGAAATTAAAGCGAGAGCCGTTCCCGTTTCTATTACATTTATCCCAAAAGTTCTGGGAGCTCTTCTACGTCTACTATTATTGCGCCTACGGACCATACCCCTCTTAGGGGAATTCTCTATTTAACTGTTAATGCAATAAGCGAAGGTGCTCTCTTTGGATAACCCACAGTGCGATCATACCGCATTCTTCGCACTTTTCCGCCTTGGGGAGGTTCTGTTGGCGGCATTTTGGGTTATCACACTCCCAATAATCACGGTAAACGTCGAAAGCCGCTAAAGGCTCGTAGGCAGTCAGCGCCATATTTACAACGTGCGACCTTGTGCCGTTGTTCTTCTCTAGGTATCTATCTATCAAATCAGAAAGTTTGCGGTCCATACTGATCGATACGGGAATAACCCCACGTCTCTTTCTACCCATTTTTCTTTAACCTCCAATAACATTCTGTGCATAGACAGGGGTCAGTACGATCCCCAGCAGACATGAGTATCATATCCGCCCAGGCAATCAAAGCCTCTGGAGTAACCTCTTGGCGATCTCCACATAAATTACAATCTCTGTATTCCATTTTATCTCTCCGTCATTACCACTACAAACTACTATATAATATTATACTTGTATTTAGAATGTATAAGAAACACTATATCATAATATAATAACTAGAGTTCTACGTACCTATATTATATATATAATAGTAAAAACTATTACTTTAGGCCTAGCTTAAGGCTCTGTTTTGGCTGTTTTACCCCTATTTCGGGGCTGTTTTCGGTGTTTATGAGCCCTTTTAGGCCACTTCTGTTCATTAACATCTCAGCAACCAACCCCATGATAGGGTTGTCTTTTGTTATTGCATTGATTGTACTCTGGCCTGTGGCCTCGTCCATTTTTTTAGATGCTGCGCCCAGGGAACCAAAAAAAGAAGATTGAAAAGTTTCCAACATTCCGTGGGTTCGTTCTTCAATCTCATCTACAATCGGTTCAAGGATTATTAAGAGATCCTCATCACTCTCGGATGACTTCGCCCATTCAACCCATTTATCTTTTGATAATTTGGCGATGTAATGACTTATTCCAAAATAGAATAATGACCAGGCGATAAAGTATGCCAATAGTTCTAATGCTGAAATAACCACTTACAGACCTTTTGGTCTCAAACCGAGTCGTGATGGTCCCACTAATTCAAAGCCTTCTGGAAGTATAAGAGGTGTTTTACCTATTGGAATGGTTATTTTTCTCGCTATTGGTTTCAACGGTTCTATATCCTGTGCCAATTTCCACGCGAAAACTGCCAATGGAATTAATAGTCCTAAATTCATACGCTAACCAAACCTAACAACTTCTCCTGCCAAGTTTCTTTGGCCTCGCGTTCTGCTTTCTTTGCTGCTTTCTGTTCAGGTGTCGGAAAAAGCTTCTGCGCCAAAGGTTTAGCGTCAGGGTCAATCGATGCCGCGCCCTCAAAAATTAATTTCTTTAATGCCGCCGCTTCGGATGCTGATAATTCGCGACTAATGCCTAATGCTGCCGACAATTGAGGGAAAGATTGAGCGAATGAACCAAGCACATCAAAGCCAGGGATCTTAATTTGTTTTGCCACAAAGAAAAGACCAACCGCAGCCGCAACAATAAAAATCACGCTGCTGTTTCGTGAACCTGTAAAGCGTCTGATAGCCAGGGCCCTATTGTGGCGATTAACGGCCTCCAGTTCACCCTTATTCACCTTCTGGAGTGTAAACCCGTCTGGAATTAATGCATAGGGCATTTAGCGCCTCTTCTTGCGCCCTGCAGGGGTTTTCCTGAACGCTACCGCCATTTTCTTAAGATTTAGTTTACCATTGCGGTACCTGAAGCGAGGCTTCTTGCTGTTAGCCTTAACGTATTTGTTCCATGCTGATAGTTTACGCTTTGGTCCCTTCCGTTTTGGGAGATCTCCATATTCGGGCGGGATCTCAGCAAATTGGGAAACCCCAAGGTCAGCCGCTCGCCTCCCGTCACGATAACCAGCCGCATAATACTCCCGTTCTGTCTTTGTGGGCATTATTGCACTTCCTTTCCTTCCAGGACAACTGTCATGGATCCGTTAGGCCCTTGTGCCAGGAGTTTCATTCCTGTATTGGGCGGTATCGTATAGTATAGATTAGGGAATTGGGGCCCGAGTCCAGCGTTTATGATGATAAACTTCGATACATGTAACGCCTCCTCGTTTCCCTGAAGTGTCCAGCTTAGAACATCACCTGCCAGGCAACTACTATGATACGTTTGTGACTACAGTGTAAAATCTATTAGGAGAGATAAAGTCCAATAAGATCGTTCCACCTGCGGTTAAGGATTCCTGACCACTCCAGGCAAACATATGATCCCCAAAGAAGTTAAGACTCGGCCCCGTCGAAAGTGTCATTCCATGCTTCCTGTAAATATTGCACACACACCCCGCCCTGTAGAACTCGAGGCATTGGTTGAAAATACTTCGACTAAACTATATGGAGGGATAATCATTGTGAAATAAATCATATTATGAGTATTCCCTTCTTTAGAAGTATCTGTATATCTAGCAGAGATTAATTGACCATTTAGTTTAATTTCAAAGGTCATGTCATCTGTTACATTACTCGCAGAGCAATACCCCGTGTACATACGGCCTGAAATGATTTTATTACCTGTTTGAAAATTTAACAGCTTAGTTTGTGAGTTTGGTACTTCTACCGCTCCAGAATAAGCGAAGACTTTGTCTCCTACATAATTTAGATCTAAACCCGTGCCCGCTATTACATTACTACTAGCGTAGGGAACGCCTTCAGGCATTGAAAATCACTCGAAAGTTATAGTACAGCTCGAATCGATCGTAGCCGCAGTTGTGACAGCGACCTGTATATCCAAAGTATTACCAGAAGTTACACCCAGTGCTGTTTTTTCCTGAACTACACAGTTTGCTACTCCAGTACCACCACTTGCAGCTTGAGCGACTGCGGGACCCATAAAGGTTGCATCTCCTTCTTGGAGTGCTGTTCCCGTTAATTTGAAACCTGAGCAGAAATCTGCTCCAGTTGCGACGCTACTAACTCCCATTGATATTTGAGATATCTGCGATACTCCAGAAGGCACAACCAGGGAAAGCCCCGAAGATGCAAACTGATTATTCATGCTCTGAAAGCTGGTGGTTGCGCTCAACCCTGCTTCCGTTCTTGTTACTACT